AGGGTTAAATTCAACTACTGAATCTTTAATACCCCCCCGCCATTGAAAATTGCCTTGGGTGATTAAACCTGTATACTTTGTTTCTTCAATATAATCTATTTGCTCATATATCTTAGTAAGATTAAATAAGGATTGCTTAGTTTCATCTCGAAACGCATGCTGAGTAGTTCTAGGAAATTGCCTATAAAACTCATTTAAAGCGTCTTGATCCTTTTTTAATCCATCTACTTCGTTAATCCAATAATCAATAACACCTGTATCTATTTCAGATCCATCAATACTTTTGACGGGCTTTTCCGGCGTATCGAATACAGGTATTCCATGATTATCAATGAATCCTTCGTAATTCCATTCCATAGGTATGAACAAAGAATATAGTCCTGAGCTAGTCTGTCCGTTGCGGTTTCTTTTAGTAATATCCGATCCTTCATACAATTTTTTAAAATTCTCGCCTCCTTTATCTAAAGCATTTGATGTAGAACCCATCATACATTTTCCAACTATTCTACTACCTAGCCTTAATGTTGTTTTAGTTACCCTCCAGTTATTTATTATATTATCTGGTCTTTCCCATTTACCAGATTCATCATGCACTAAAAGTTTTAGTTTTTCTCCGTCATAGGAATTATCTCCTGTATTTTTCCAGTCGATTGTAGTGTCAAGCCCATCAATTTCAGCTAATTGTTCGCCAACCTCTATCTTGCGCCGAGTGAGTTTGGAGGCGGGTACTCGGTAAGCAAGCTCTGTTTTGGGGCGATCCATACCGTCTTGAACGGGCTTGAAGAAGAATGGGTAATTAGTGGATATTGGAACCACTTTATCGGTAAACATTTTTTTGGCATCAGCCCCAGTTTTTGATAAAATTCCAAATCTTGCGTCGCTTGATATTGTAGCTTGGTTGACAGTTTCGTTCGATGCCATGAAGCTAAATCCAGACCGTCTGTTTTTGAGATAACAAATTCCGTAACATCGTGTGTCTGCCTTGCAAGCTTCCCAAAAGATGTAGAATAACCTGTTTGATTCTCGAAATTCAGCGGCCCCAACGTCAATTTTAGTCCATTGCAAGTACATGTAATGAGTACCAGTAATGTAAGTTTCATTGCCGTTATTATAAAACGCAAACCCTTCTTCTCTATATTTAAATTCATTATCTATAAAATCGTACCATTGTTCTTTAAAGTTATCTGGATAATTATTCCATTCAAATACACTTTTTATTTTTTGTAATGATTTTGGGTAATCAAATTTTTGCCAATATTGCTCAGCTTTTTTGTTTGATCGCTTAAAACATTTATTTATTAATGGTAACCCGACTTTTAAACCCTGAATGTCGTATACTTCTCCAAGCTCACCTGTTTTGCTTATTACAATTAAGTCGTGCTCTTTGTTATATCCGTATTCCCAGCTTTTGTGTTTATTTTTTTTCTTTAATATATTGGGCTTTATATAATCAGATACTACTGAATATAGTGTTTGCTTATACATTATTTAGATCTTGTTTCAGCAAAACCCCCAAAAGTTTTTTGATTACCAGATTTGTCTTCTAGTAATTTTTCTTCTGTTTCTATTCGGGTGAGTATTTCAAAAGCATCAAAGATTGCTAACTTTTTAGTAGCTGCAGCATTTTTTAGCCTATCCGCTGATATATCATCATCTGAATCTACAATTGCTTCTTTCGCTACTTTAATTAATTCCTCAACTGCTTTTTGCCCAGCTTGGATTATACTCAGTTTGGTTTTCTTTATGTTCATATTTAATGACAATATCATTAGATTTCATACAATATAATCGCTCGTTATCTATTATAAATTCCCATTCACTGTTTGGAGTAAACCCCACACGATCCCCTGGGGCTATTTCAAGCGCATTTAAAGAGCTATTGCCATACTTTAATATACCAACAAGGTTTTGTTCTTTTTCTAAGCTTGTAGGGTCATTATTCAATAATGGTTTAACAAAACATCTATCCATAAATGATTGCCACTCATTATTTTTTTTATAAAGATACACCTGATCCGGTTGACAAAAGTAAAGATTATCTTTAAAATATTTACTACTATTTTTTTCTTTACCTTTTATATCATAATATCTTCTGAAAACATTATGATGAATTACAACTTCATCTCCTATTTCGATAGGAGTTGTATAAGCTTTAGGGGTAGAGATTACTTTCGCAAGTTTGTTTATAAATTTAAAAGATTCTATATTACAATTTAAAATTAACTCTTTATCGTTTACTTTAGTTGTATTATTATATCTTTCCCCAATAGGCTCAACGATAAAATCGTAGATACTATTCATATTCTAAATTATATTCTACTGAAATAGCCATGTTGGAGTTAAACTTTTTCCACGGCAGTACCTCGTTATTCTTTTTAATAAAAATATTATAAGAACTATCAGTATCTTCAAATATGATATAAGCTATTTTGTGTCCCCCATATACCTCTTGGCCTACAGAGTAATGCATAGCATCATTTTTATAATCAGAACCGATGCTGATCTTCCTTATAATGCTGCTCATCCTATTTTTCTTCAGTCTTCTCTATCTCCTTATAAATACCTGTCTCAAGATCAATGCTAATTGCACCATATTCTTTTTCAAGGTCTTTTTTATAAGCTTCCATATCTTGTTCTAGCCCTGCGTACTCATGTAACAATACATGCTTCTGATTTTCAACAAGCCCGATGTCTCTTAGCTTATTGTTCATTGTTACTTGTTGCTCTTTAATTTTGGCTAGTTGTTCTTCTGTTACTTTTTTTTCTACTTCTTTTTCCATTTGATTAAATTTAAATTATTAGTTAGTTTAAAATAGTGCTAGTAAATTTGTTACAGTAGTATCAGTATCACTACTTAGATTAAATATTTGTTTGCAAGTTACTGGTACAAAGGTATTAGCTGTTAGACCTGTTAACACAATTGGTTGAGTATCTTCAGCTAAAGTTACTTTTACATTACCCGCTGACCCTACATATATAGAAGGTAGCCTTCCATTAAAAGTGCCGCTTGGTCGTTCTAAATCACCACCAGCTAAGGTAGCAGTCACGCTACCAGTAATAGCAGCAGTGTTAAATGCTAATTGTAATGAAGCAGCATCAAAAATTATTGTTTCAGTTGCTGCACCTACATTAGGTCCCCTATCTATTACTTTTATAGAGGCGACTGCTCCACCCGCACTTGATGTTATTGCAAAAGTAGCTCCTGAATATTGAGAACTTGCTGCCGCTCCTGTATAAGTACCTCCAGAAGGATAGGCTATTGCAGTAGTTGATGCCGGCAAGTTTGCCGTTGTGTTAGCTGATAAATTAGTTAAATCTTGCGCTGCTAAAGTTTTTGATGCTAACATATCAATCGCACTCACTGCAAATTCGCTGAAATTGTGTTGGTAACTTCCCATTTTATTTTGTTTTATCTTTTACTTTCTCAAAGGTCCTTAAGCCACCAAGGCCAAGCATACCTAACAAGACTGTCATTAAATGCTCCATTTGTAATGCCGGTGGAGCGTCTGCCGTTTTTGTAATCCAAATAAATAAATCTCTTATTACAAAATTATATGCTAATGCAATTCCACAAACCCACCCTATAAATGGACGCCACCCAGCCACGAACACTGTTCTATGACCAGCTTCAATTTCATTTATTTTGGTTTGCAATTCTATTATTTCGTTAGGGTCTAGTTCTTTACCCTTAATTGCTTCTCTTATTTCCCACGCTAAGTTTCCGGCTACTGACTTTCTGCCATCACCACCCTTTAGTAGGCCTAATAATAATTTTAACATAGTTTAAGCTTTATCGTAAGCTTCTTTTTCCCAAGGCAAATGTTTTGCCCCTTCTTGCATTTTGTCCCTTGGATAAGTTTTGCCTTTCCAATAGACATTATTATCGTCATAATCTAAATCTCCTCGCTTAAACTGGTCCACATGGACCAACTCGTGATTAATTACTTCTTCAACCCGGGATGGATTTAAATTTTTATTTATTAATATAGTTCCATTATTATTAGCTTTACCTAAAACATTATCGCCTAAATCAACATTATATATTGGTGTATTGTGTGATTTGTAAGGAGGAGTATTTAGTTTAAAAGCCATTATTTATAAGGAAACATTTTGTTTAATTTGTTTTTACGAGCAGAACAGCCGCAGGGGATATTTAAACCCTCTGCGACCCTATCTACTACACTTTTTATTCCTGTAACTTTAGTGACTTTTGCAATTGAATCACCGAGTCCAGCTGATTTGCTCATTATAATACAGCAAAGTCAGTTACATCGATTCCACTAGGAAGCCCAACTGTAGACTTTACCCCACCTGGATTAGCGGTAAGAGCAGCATTAATTGCATCTCTTACAGAAGGAGTGGTTTCAGTGCCATGAGTTAGTACGACCGTGTTAAGGGCGGCTGAAGCAGTATGAATAGTAGTTTTAGTACCTTCATTAGATCCCGCTTCATCACCTGAAGTAACTGTAATTACAGAATCAGTGTTAAGTAAGTGTTGTCCGTCCTCGAAAGCATCCGCGCCTCCAACGACTTTGATAGAAATAAATCTTGCCATTTTGTTGTTGTTTTTGTTATTGTTTATGTTTGTGTTTTGCTAGGTTTATACAGTCCTATCTGTTTTCTCTAATTTTTTGGCGAGTAGCTTTTCTACTAGCTCTCTTTTCAGCACTAGATTTGCCTTTTCTGTCAATACGCCCTTGAATTCTAGTAGCTCTATTTTCTAATCGTTTAGCTTTGCTTCTAGTTCCTCTAGCGCTTGTTTGTTTTGCTCCTGTATCCGCAGACTTAGATTTGCTAGTATCAATGCTTTGTGCAGTCTTGTTTGTTCTTGTTTTTTCGTTTGCAGCCTTCCTTTTAACATTCGCCAACCTTAATTCTCTTTTTGAAAGTACTTTATCTACCTTAGGTGCTTTGCCGTCTGTTGGCTTTTGTCCCTGAGCCTTAGCGCGCTTATTAAATTGAGCATCAGTAATATTAACTTTTCTGCCTTTTGTTTTGCCATCCCTAGGTTTTTGGCCTTGAGCTTTTGCTCTTTTTTCAAAAGCCTCATCAGATATGATAGGTTTTCTTTTTGTAGAGGTTGTTGTTTTCCCTTTCCCTTTCCCTTTGCCATCATTCTTAGGAGGGGTATTGGTTGGGGGTTGAGTAACCGCGTTAGGAAGTGTCATCAACTTGTTAAAATTTTGTTGAGATGTGTTAGGCTCACTAACTGTTGGTGAAATACCATAATTAGGATCTTTAGTAAAATCTTTTTTTGGTTGTTTTCCAGCTACTTCAGCTTTGCGTTTAGCGGCTAATTCATCTTTTGTAAAATTGCCCTGCGCTTGTCTTTTAGCGGAAGTACCTCCTTTTGTAAACATATTTTCCTTTATTACTCTGCCCAACCCAGGTAAATGTACTGGAGACCCCTTCATAGTGATAGGGTTATTTCTTAGTTTAAATCCCATGATATATATATTATTTGTTTACTTTTCCACTGTTGCGATTGCCCCATGCTCCATAAGACTCATCTCTTCTACTGTGAAGATTTTCACTAAAGTGTCTTTTAGCTCCTGTACGCATACCTAAAGACTCATCTTCTCTGTCATTATAACCTTGATTGTGATTTTCTACAGGAGTTGCGCGGTACTTAATAGGCATGTCACCTAAAAGATTTGTTCTTTCTTGGCTTGCGGTTTCCGTAACTGGATTAAGTTTCATATTATTACCAGTATAATTTCCTGCATGGCCTGCCCTACCAAAAGCCATAGGCCCTTTACTTACTTGGCCTCTCATAGACATTCCTTCATGCCCATGATCACCACCACGCCAGTTATAACTACCATGAGCATCGTCAAATAGATCTTCTGCATGATCTATCTTTCCTTCTTTGTAAAGTTTACGACCTCTTTTAACGTCCTCTTCTTCCCAAGAATTAACGTAATGATTATTAATTGGACTTTTTTTCATAATTTCTGTGTTTTTGGTTTGTTGTTGTTGTTGTTGTTGTTGCTTAATTATTAATAATGTTTATTTGATAAGTTTGAGCCACTTAGCTAAAGTATAACCAATAGTGACAACTAGAAGTATTATTTTAAGCCACACTTCTATTTCCATCATAGTTACTACACCAACTGATCCGTTGATAACTAATAACTTTACATCCGCCACATCCATTTTTACTCTCCCCTAGCGCTTTTAGCTATTTGAGTTATTGGCCCAGGCTTATAAAACGAAGGAGCTTTTTTTACTTGCATCCCTGTAATACCAGAGCTAGATCCTCCATCCATAGGAAAACCTTTTGTACTTAAAGGACCATCCCATACGTGAGATTCTCCTACTTGCCCTTTTAATATAGGGTTTGAAATAATTGCTTTACTTTTGTCCATAATTATCTATACTTATCTTTATTAGTATTATTTATTGAAACCTTCAACACTTTATTGGTATAAGTTTCACCTTTCATTATTACATTTCTACGTTCGCTTATTGGGATATCTTCTTCCCCGAGCATTATCTTATATATTTTGTTTATAAGCTGCTTGCATTTAAAAGAAGTTTTATATATATTATATTTTTGTGTTGTATGATTCCTTTTACGCCATACAGTTATCCAGTTTTCTTTTAATAGCGTATTCCATCTTCTATTATTCCAACTATATGAATAAGCACCCATTTTAAAATCTATTTTACTAAACAGATCAACACAATCTAAATATATTAAAAGTTCTAAATCAGCATCAGTTAAACCGTTATTTTTAGCGGCCCATTTCCTTATAATCCTATAATGCTTAAGCAAATTAAGATTTTTTAAATCTCTTGCTTCTAATTTTTTCATAAAACGATAACAACGTCTTGGAGTTTTATTACTTCAAAAATTTCTTTATCTATTTCAATTCCATGACCTGCATGCTTATCATAATAAATATTATCTTTTTCTTTAACTCCAACCACTTCTGTTCCAACGGATATTACCGTAGCCTTGTTGTATCTTAAATCTTCTCTTTGGCTTTCAGTTAGTAATAACCCACCTTTAGTTTCAGAAGTACCTTGTTTTTCTTTTTTAATTATTAAGTTTCTACCTATTGCCTTCATTAATACGTAAATTATTAATTATACAATCAGTAGATAATATAGTTGTTGCAACAGATGCGGCATTCTTTAATGCGGTTTTAGTTACAAGCAACGGGTCAATTATTCCTGACTTAATCATATTTTTACTTTTGCCAGTAACAACATCCATACCCCATCCTTTTTTATTAGACTCAACAATATCAAAGTTTGCATTTTCTAATATCGTATTATATGGGGCTTTTATAGCTTTAAGCAGTATTTCTTCTGCTTTATTAGCAGCTTTAATATTAGTAGAAGCATTTAACAATGCAACTCCACCCCCAGCAACAATGCCTTCTTTAATAGCGGCTTTAGTAGCACAAATTGCATCTTCTACCCTATCTGCTTTTTCTTTTAGTTCAATATCTGAATCAGCCCCAACTTTTACTGTTGCAATTTTTGCTGATAAACGCGCTAATCTTTTTTCTAATCTAATTGTTTCAGCAGCGTTGTTTTTACCAGATAGATCTTTTTTAATTTTCCTTATAACTTCCGCAACCTCATCAGTTACACTTTCAATTTTTATAATTGTTTCCGTGTCATTAGTTACAGACTTAAGGCATTTGCCTAAATGTTCTGGTTGAATTAGGTCCATATCATCACCTAAATCTTCATTTATAATAGTTGCACCAGTTAATAAAGCTAAATCATTTAGCATATCTTTTTTAGCTATGCCATATGTAGGTGCATTAATTACATTAATTTTAACATTACCTTTTATTTTATTCATTGCTAATGTTGAAATAACCTTAGGATCTAAGTCAGCAATAATAAGTAATGGTTTACTTTTCTTTATAATATACTCTAGGACTGATTGAATTTTACGTATGCTTTCCACTGGAGATTCAATTAATAGTACATAAGGATTATTAAGTTCTGCAACTTTTGAATCTTCTTTAGTTATAAAGTGTGAATTAGTTAATCCCTTTTCGTATTGTAACCCATCAATCAGTTCAGATGTAGTTTCAGATAACTCTGTTGTTTCCATCATAACTACACCGGTCTCATCAACCGATCTAAAAGCGTTTGCGATAGTCGTACCTAGCTTAATATCATTATTAGTCGATATACCAGCTACTTGATCAATCATCGCGCCTGTGACCTCCACAGAGCTTTTTTCTAAATACTGAATTACTTTTTGTACTGCAGTATCAATCCCTTCTTTTAAGCTTCTAGCTCCTAATTCTTTTAATTTAGGATAAGCTTCATCTAAAATTGAGTGCGCTAGCACTGTAGCCGTTGTCGTTCCGTCGCCAGCTTCTTTAACAGTTTTCCTAGCAGCTTCCTTTAAAAGCGTAGCACCCATATTCTCGATAGGGTCTAATAATATAATAGAATCAGCTACAGTAACCCCATCTTTAGTGATAACGGGCTTTCCTGCACTGTTTTCTAATATCACACGTTTACCGCTAGCTCCAAGAGTGGAACTAACGGCTTGTGTGAGTTTGTTAATTCCTTCAAATAATTTATCCTTAGCTTCGTTACCAAAGCTGAGATTTTTGACAATTGCGTCTGACATGATTTAATTAAATTTAATTTAAGTGGGTTATTTAAAAGGTTTTTACAACGGTTGGGCCTTCTGCAAGCTTTAGTTTTTTAATATAATGCTCAATTGAAGATTCAATAGCTTTTTCAGCTCCTTCAATTGTTTCTCGCCTTGTAACGCCGTTCCATTTGTCATTGAAATCGACCCATTCGGCTTGATAGTACCCATTCGGTAGTTGTGTTATCCGCCAATTTTTTTTCTTTGAATAACGTTTCCAAATTTTCTTGGTTTCTTCGGATATTTGTGGTTGACTAGACCACGATTGAGTCTGGTAAAATAGTGTCATTGGTATTGGTTTAAAATTAGTTAGGTTTATAGTTTATTATTACTTGTAATTACTCACCTTTACAAGTGCAGTTCTCTTCACCGCAAACGCATGTTTTTTTATTTTCTAATGATGTAAATCCCGCTTGAGTTAATACTCTGTGGATAGTTTCATCTTGCAATTTAATAAGCATGCTTTCTAAAGAGTCTTTTTGAGTAACCAGCATTTCAACTTTCATTGATAATGACTTAATTTCTTTTTTTGCTTCCTGTAATTCGTTAGGCCGTGTACCTGTGATAGCTGCAATAATCATTGCTAATGATGCCGCTAGCATACCGGTAAGGGTCGTAAGAATATCTCTATTTTGATTAGGTATCTCATATTGAGATAGATAATACATAATAGCCATAATCATACCAAAAATTAATAGACTGCCAATAAAGTGGCGAATATCTTTTGCTGCTCCGTTTGAAAATCCCATATGTTATTTATTATTAATGTTTAAGCTATTGCCATATATAAATAAGTACCGCCTGAAGCATTATACCAAGAACCGGTACTATTTAAAGTAAATTTATTTGTTCCTAACACAATGTTAGTGGCAGTAGTGTCCTCTGCGTTGCTAACGTTAGGAAATAATTCTTTTGTACCTCTTTTGTCATCAACAATTACCCAACCTGCAGCTGCATTAATCCTTTTTATTAAAACAAAACCTGGGCTAAAATCTAAAGTAACTTCTTTGCCAGAAACTCCTGACCCAGAATACGAGCCAATTTTGCTATATCCAGCAACTGAGTGCCAACAATACATTATAAAGTCTGAAGCAGCATTAGTAGCCTGATTATTGCCTAAAGTAACTAATGTATTTGTAGGATCAGTATTATTTACAGCCCAGGCTCGCCTGCCGTCTGTAAGACTATCAGTAGAATCAAGATACCCTATAACATTATTAATAGTGTCATAAGCAATCCAACTTACAACAGTATCTAAATTCTTAAAAACAATAAATTGAGGTTTCGACCCAAGACCATGCCCAACGGTTGCACCACTAATACCATTGCCAACATATTTTACAATACTAAACCCAGAATCTTTATTAGCACTAACACTACTTGAAATTGTTCCATCATTATTTGTAACAGCGGTACCCCCGGCTTTCCAACAATATGCTACAGACTGCTTATCATTATAGTAATTAAAATTAGTTGCAGTCCCTAAAGAAAAACCATTA